TGTTCCGCTAACAGCACGACAGTAGATCGGTACGTGGTCTTCAATTACCTAGAGAAGGTTTGGTACTACGGCACGATGGCACGTACAGCTTGGTCTGATTCTGGTCTTCGTCCTTATCCGCAATCAGCCGACTACAACAGCCGTATCCTGAATCAAGAGTATGGGGTGGATGATCAGTCTGGCGCAACACCTGTTGGGATTGATGCCTATATTGAATCGGCTGAATTTGATATTGATGATGGTGATCGGTTCATGTATGTCTACCGGACCATACCCGATCTTACGTTTGCCGGATCAACGAATGATTCAGATCCTGAAGTAGTTTTTAGTATCTATCCTAAACGTAGCTCAGGATCTCCTGCTATGACGCCAGCATCAGGTACGGTGACGTCAGCAGACTATCCCGTGGATGAATACACGCCTCAGATCTATACCCGATTCCGTGGGCGTCAGGCATACATTAAGGTCAGATCAACAAAGCTAGGAACAGCTTGGCAGCTAGGCTCTCCAAGGATGGATATCCGTCCTGACGGTAGAGCTACAGGAAGTGGTGCATGAGCTTAATTAATTTCCCGGCTGCACCGAACCTACCGCTATCGCCATTAGAGTTTGATAGCCGATACCAAGAGGGTTTAAACAACGTCTTACGTCTGTACTTTACCCGGCTTAGCGGAACGCTTCAGAATGTTTTAGGTCCAGAGGGTGGGCGCTTCTTAAACAATCCTTCCGGCTCATTCTTAAGTACTTTAGACCAACTGGCGGTAAGTACGACAGCCGCTTACGCTGTTACATACAACACGACGGATATTTCCAACAGTGTTAGTGTGACAAATAATTCAAGAATAACAGTTACTTATTCGGGTATATACAATTTACAATTCAGCATTCAGTTTGTAAACACATCGGTTCAGATTCATGATGTTGATGTTTGGGCGGCAGTCAACGGCACCAATCTAAGCAATAGCAACTCAAGGTTTTCTGTGCCTAACAGTCATGGTGGTACAGACGGTCATTTGATTGCGGCATTGAATTTGTTTTTTACCTTGCAAGCTGGTGATTACGTAGAGTTGTATTGGCATACGGATGACACGAATGTTTCAATACAGTACTTACCCGCTGCAACTTCACCAACCCGTCCTGCAACACCTTCTGTCATTGCAACAATGACTTTTGTTTCGTCTATCCCGGAGTAGGTTATGGATGAATTTGAAAATGATATTTACGGTGGGGTCACATCAACAAGTGATCCAAACTATGATCCTAACTGGTCTCCGGTATCCGGCGTTGATTACAACAACGGTTTAAACACAAGCAGCTCATCGGGGATTGGTAATTACTTATCCCGCATCTTCAGCGGCAACATGACCTCTGGAGATAAAGCCGGTACACTATTAGGTCTTGGTGCTTTGGCTATTGCTCAGTCACTATCTAACAAGCCACCAGCTATTAAGCAGCCTGTATATAAAAAAGCACCGGTTTATAACCGTGCATTAACGGCACCTATGTATGGGGTTGGTTCTTTAAACCCACAAACAGGAAAGACCCAAGGACAAGGTATGCCCTTGTTCTTTAATCCTAACCCGTTCCAGTTTGATCCCACAGAAGCTGCTAAGCGGTATGGACCTAGTCCTGAACAGATTGCTGCGGGGCAACAAGTCTATCAACAACAGATGGCTGATCTGTACAGACCAATCACGGTGCCTGATGTTCAAATGACAGGTGCTCAAGTCACCCAACAAAATGCCCAGCAAGCACAGCAACAAAACGCACAGCAAGCTTCTCAGCCCGTGCAAGGTGTAGAAACAGGTATGGCTCGGGGTGGTTTCCTCAAAGGAAACGGTGACGGGATGTCTGATGAGATCAAGGCAACGATCAATGACAAACAACCGGCACGTTTAAGTGATGGTGAGTTTGTTATCCCTGCGGATGTAGTAGCTCATCTTGGTAATGGTTCTTCCAAAGCTGGTGCTCAGAAGCTGTATGACATGATGGCTCGGGTAAGGAAAGCTAGGACAGGCACTGATAAGCAAGCACCGGAAATTAATCCTAATAAGTTTGTATGAAGCAAGAGCTAGAGTTCCACTGGATACGGTGTAAACCGTTTCTTGAGCAAGCGTTAGATCACGCTGGGAACTTGTTTAAACTTTCTGATGTTTGGTTACTGGTTGAAAACGGTAAGGCTCAGTTCTGGCCTGGTTTTGAATGTGCCGTTGTTACTGAGGTACATGACTACCCTCAAAAACGTATCTTGAATGTATGGCTGGCTGGTGGGAAACTAGAGGAAATCATGACCATGGAGCCTCATATCCGTCAGTTTGCCAAGAATAGTGAGTGTGATTTGATCTTGATCCAAGGACGCCCAGGTTGGAAAAAGATCTTTAAGATGAAACAACTTGGCGTCATCCTCTGTAGTGAGGTTTAAACATGAGCTTCGGCGGTCCTTCATCCACCACAGTACAAAGCCAGCCTGAGTATGCGCTGCCTTATGTATCTGACTTGTTCCGTATGGCACAGCAAAATGCTTATACGCCATACACTCCTTTTGCTTACAACCGCGTTGCTGAGACGTCTCCTTTGTTTCAACAAGGGGCGCAGATGGTTGGTCAGCAAGCGACCGCTCCAGGCATCTTAGGCACCATGAATGTAGGTGGGCAACAGATCGGTACGATGCAAGCGTATATGAACCCTTATCAACAGGGTGTTACTGACATAGCTAAACAAGAGGCAGTACGAAAGTATGGTACTGACTTAAACCAACTGCGGGGAGAAGCTACATCCCGTGGTGCTTTTGGTGGTTCACGTCAAGCCATCCTTGAATCTGAACTGGCAAGGAACTTAGGTACGCAGCTAGGCAACATACAGATGCAGGGATCGTCTGCTGCTTTTGATAAAGCAGGACAACTCTACGGTGCTGATGTAGAGAGACAACGTCAAGCTGCACAGTTTGCCATGCAGACCGGATTAGCTGAACAGGCACAACGTCAAGCGCAATTAGATGCTTTATATGGTGAGTACGAAAGACAACGTCTCTACCCACAAGAGCAAGCAAACGCCTATAAGAACATCATCTTTGGGCAACAGATGCCGGTATCTCAATCTCAATATCAAGCCCCTGCTAATCCCTTATCCCAGATCGTCGGGATCGGATCACTCTTGTACGGCGGTATGAAATGAACATCATCAAAGTACAGCAGACGTTTAAACGGTTACCTGATGAGAAGGTTGCGGAATACGTCCGTGATCCTGCGCTTGGGTTTATTGCGCTCATGGAACTTAATGAGCGTAAGAAAGAAAGGGATAGTTTCCAAGCACAGTCTCAACAGCCTGATGTTCCTTTATCAGAGAGTATTCCTCAAGAATTAGGGATCATGAGTGGTGCAGCACCAGAAGCACCACCTCCTACAATGCCAGCGATTCAACCTATGGAGCAACCCATGGAACAGCCGGTTGGTATGGCTGGTGGTGGGATTGTTGCATTCAAAGATGGTGGGTCTACTGAAGAAGAGCAGCGTAAGAAAGACCGAGAACGAATTATGGGTGGCTTAGAGTCACTAGGAGCCGCAGCAGCAGACATTGCCACGCTCATTCCTAGGGGTGTAGCTGGTGCTGCTGAGTCGGTCATTACGCGCCCATTAAGAGCTTTAGGTGTGGACATCCCTTACTTACCTGAAGGGTTCTATGGCGGTGATAGATCTTCTATGACGCCTTACTACGATCAGCTTCGTAGACAAAGGGGTGAAGATACAGAACAAAGACCTAAGCCAGAACAAGCTGAAGTAAGAAAGACTGAACCTGTAGCCACACCTACTAGGACAACGACTCCGGGTGGGCCTACTCCCGCCAAGCCTTCTGCTCCTGCCATCCCTGAAGTTCCTGGTGTGCAAAGTCTTGCACAAATGATTGAAGCTGCCAAAACTAGCGGAGAAACGTTAGGCAAGATATTTCCCGATAAGGTTAGTCCTCTCATGGAGGAGTACCAAAAGTATCTGCAAGGAAAGAAGGTATCGGACGAAGAAGCTAGACGTGAAGGCTTTAGACAGTTTGGTTTAAAGGCTTTGCAAGGTACGTCAAGAGACTTCTTTCAAAACATCGGTGCCGCTGGTGAGGCCGGGGTAGGTGCTTATAAGGCTATCCAAGAGAAGAACGCACAGATTGAAGACACGGTCATGCAGCAAAAAATTGCTCTTGCTCAAGCTAAGGAAGCTAGAGATCGGGGCAACTTTGATGCTGCTATGCGTTTAAACGATAAGGCACAGGCTTTAGGAATGCAGGCTTATGCCCTGAAGGTTGAGAAGGCAAAGACAGAAGATGCCATGAAGACCAGCGCTGTTCAGCGTAGGCTTTATGAAACCAAGATTGGTCTTGCTCCGTTACAAGCTGCTGCTGCCATGGCTAGATCTCAAGGTGCTGGGAATATTAAGCCTACAGACTACGCCCGGGTCTTGAAGGATTTTGAATCTACCTCTGCTTACCGAGATCTACTGAAGTCGGCACAAGAAGCTATTGTTAACAAGTATGGTAAAGATACACTTAAGACTGCTAAGGGTCAGGCAGCACTAAGAGATCTTGTTCAGCCAGCTATTCAAGAGCAAGTGTTTCTTCGTTTAGGTGTTGATCCTAGCAAGGCTAAAGTAGGGTATACCTATAGTTCAAAAGATACGGATGAAGACTAATGCCCAAACTCATCAATGTCCCCGGGGTCGGTCGGGTTCCCGTACCGGATGATTACACTTTTGAGCAGATCCTAGATCTTAGGGAGCAGCTACAAAAGAAGTCTGGTGTAGAGCCAGATCTTACCCCGCAGTTTGGACTTGGTGAGTTATTAGGGCGTGGCTTTGAGCGTGGTGTAGAGCGTTCCAAGATAGCCTTTGGGGACGTTCTCCCTGCCATGATTGGTTCTGGGCTTGGTTATGAAGACTTTGCCAAGCGTCAAATGGAAGAGGCCGCTGCTTCTGAACAAGCCCTTCAAGAAAGACTTCCTGCTCGGTATAAGAGTTACGAAGACATAAAAGGTCTTGGTGATATACCCGGATATGCTGTCGAAACATTAGGTGAGGCTGGGCCTGATATCCTAACCTCACTTTTGCCCGGTGGTGCTGGTGCTGTAGCTGGACGCATCGGTGCTCAACAAGCTGCAAGACAAGCATTAGCTGGTGCAGCAAGACAAGGGTTGACCAGAGAGGCTGCGGTTCAAGCTGCACAAGAAGCAGCCGAGAAGAGCGCTACCCGAGGGATGTTGGCTGGAACTTACTTAGGTTCTTATGCCCAGAGCGCACCTGAAGTCTTTCAGAATATTTATGAAGAGACTGGCGCTTTTAATCCCACGGTTGCTGCTCTGTATGGTGGTTTATCAGCGGCACTAGATTCTATTCTTCCCGCCAAGGTCATGAGCCAACTAGGCACTGTAGGTAAAGGTGCCTTGATTAGGGAGATGGTCAAAGAGTCGGGAGCAGATCCTAAAGTATGGCAAACCATCGGTAAGGGTGTAGCCAAAGGATTTGCAACAGAAGGACTCACAGAGACGGCACAAGAGTTTGTCAATAACTTAGCCGTCAAGACCCTGAAAGAAAACTATGACCTCTTTTCTCCAGAGAATATCACCCGTTACATTGATTCATTTTTACGGGGCGCTATTGTTGGTGGGGGTATTAGCCTTCCTTCATCTACTATTGAAGCTGTCCGTGAACGTAGTCTTGCCAAAGCTAAACAACAAGAGGAAGCAGCTAAGGTTGCGGAGACAGAACGTGCTCAAGCAGAACAAGTTGCTGTACAACAAAAGCTAGATCAAGAGAGTCAGATCCTTTCTCAGATCCCTGAAGGTATTGAACCTATTAAGGTAGGTGAAGATATCTTTACGGTAGAAAAGACGGGTGCCGCAGGTGATCTTATCCCGCGTGGCTACGTTGTCAGTGGGGTACAGGATAGGCAAGTAGATACCTTGGATGAGGCTGAGTCTTTAAAAGCAGCCATGGAATCCACCCGTGAAGATGATATCAAAGCTCAGGAAGAAGAAAGAACCAAGCTCATTGAGAAGCTTGCCAAGCTAGATGAACAGTTAGACCAAAAGCAAAAAGACGTCATCAATGTTTCTAAGGAAGACTTTGAATCTTTCCGGGATAAAACTTACCCGGAACAGGCTGCAAAGCTTAATGAACAAATTGGCATAAAAAATCAGATTCTTGACAGGCTAAATAAACCTATAGAAATCAAGCCCTTAGAAGAACAGGTTCCCAGAGAGGCTGATGAGTATACGACGTTTAAACGTACACCAGAAGGTCAGCAAGCGATCAGCAGGCATGTTTCTCCTGAAGAAGCTAAGGAAAGATTGTTTAAACCTGCTGAAGAACCGGTTGCAGAACCTGCCGTGGAACCTGTGGAACAAGTTGCAGAACCTGAGCTTGTCGGGAAGGGGGAGGTCACAGGTCAACCCTTAGAGGAACTAAGACAAGAGTTAGATCGTCTTGGCTTACCAGAGGTGGGCGTTAAGTTATACGACGCACTACTAGGTCAAGGCACCCCTGTTGATGGGGCGTTTGCTCAACAGACCATCAACATAGCCATGACTCCTGCAACAAGGACACGGCTACAAACACTTCATCATGAAGCGATTCATGCTTTGAAAGAAGCTGGACTTTTTACTGCTGGTGAATGGAAAGCGTTAAGCACCGCAGCCAAGAAGGATTGGTTAAAGAGGAAGTGGCCTGACCTACAAGGTAAGACGGTTGCTGATCTTTATGCTGATCAATCTCCTGAGATACAGATAGAAGAAGCCATTGCTGTAGCGTTTGAACACTACATGAAGAAAGCCTTCTCCCCGGCGGGACAGGTTGCTTCTGCATTCCAAAAGATTGCCAACTTCTTTGGCCGTATTAAGAACTTCTTCACAGGTAAAGGCTACCAAACAGCGGATGACGTGTTTGACTTTGTAGCCTCTGGTGCCATGAGGTACAAGATTAGACCTAGCGAAGTAAGCATCGGACCTACAAAATTAGCAAAAGCTCCACCAGTTGACACCGAAGAGTTTAAACAATGGTTTGGTGACAGCAAGGTTGTAGACAAAGACGGAAAACCACAGGTGATGTACACAGGTACATCCAAGGATAAAGACTTTTCCTTCTTTAAGATCCCCGGGAATGGGGCTTGGTTCTCTTCTAATCCCGAAGAAGCGTCCATGTACGCCAAAGAGAATGACAGCATGGGGTTCAAGTACGATCCCAGCAAACGAAACTATGTCCCTATCAATACCGCAAGCAGGGTACTACCTGTTTACCTAAGTATTCAAAACCCAGCTAAGTTGTCTAAAGAAGATGACGAAGCGATGCGTTATGCATCAAATTATAAAAAGGTTCAGACCAATATCTTCTCCCGCTTGCTGTCAGAAGGATATGATGGCGTGGATATGGGAGGTGGTACATGGGTTGTTCTTAAATCGCCGGATCAGATTAAGTCAGCCATAGGTAATGTTGGTGCTTATGGTCAGAGAGAAGTTACTAAACAAGAAGCTGAACAAGTAGGACTTACCCCGGCACAAGCGAAAGCCGCACAGAAGAAAGGTGATATTAGATTTGCCCGATCCCCGCTGGAAGGATCAGAGAAATTCAAGGCATGGTTTAAACAAAGCAAAGCTGTAGATGGTGACGGCAACCCTATGGTTTACTATCATGGTACAGCCCGTGACATTGATGCGTTTCGTCCGCAACAAGCTGGTGCTATCTTTGTTACCAAGAAGCCATCCTTTGCTGATGAGTTCACCCTCTACAGTGAAGATTGGATGGCACAAAACGTAGAAGAGTGGGCCAGTCCAGAGCTATTAAAAGAAATAAAAACCCGTGCCGCTCAGAAGATTGGGTCTAGTAAAACCCTATCGTTCACTGAGAAGCGATCCTTAATTAACAGGGTTCAAGAAGATAAAGTCCCCGGGCAAGATGACGGTGACGCCTACAACCCAAGGTATTGGCTAGAGACAGCAGCTAGAGAGATGCTGCCTGTAGGTAGGAATATCCTTCCTGTTTACGTCTCGGTACAGAAACCATTTGACTACGATAACCCACAAGACGTAGACAAACTTTATCGTAAGTTAATGAAAGATAAGGTCACCGAGAAGATAGCGAGTGAATCCTTACGTCTTGGTTATGTGCTTCCTCAGTTTAAAAAGAATCTAACCGAGGGGGTGTGGAATGTCATTGAACATCCGCTCACGCAGAAGGCACTGAAAGATCTTGGCTATGATGGGTTCTATGTCACCGAGGGTGGAGAAAAGAACTTAGCCGTCTATCAACCTAGCCAGATTAAATCTGTATTCAACTACGGCACCTTCTCCCCCGACGACCGCAGGATATCTTTTGCAAGATCTCCTATCGCTGACATGCAAGAGTCGGCACTGGAGAAGATTGATGCTGTTCAATCCAAAGCACAAGATAACGGTTACAACCTAGCCAAATCCCCCACGACTGCCAAGCAAGGCATGAACGTAGTGAATCAGTTCATGAGCCAATCCCCATCCTTTGGGAAGAAGGTAGTGGACAGGATCTTAGACATGGGTACTAACAACCGTACCTTGGTCTATAACTTCCTGACCTTGGAACAGATGGCTGATGTTGGTAAAGACTTACTCCCCGAACTGACGCCCTACTATGAGACCTTCCAAGAGATGGCAGGGTATCGGGATAAGCAAATCTACTACGCAAGCAAGATTGGCAAGCGTCTGTATGAGCTAGGAAGAAAGAGTCCCGAACAAACAGAGTTGCTTGCTGATGTAGCACATAGTGCAACGATAGCTTCCTTTGATCCTGATCGTCCAGTTGGTAAGAACCAGCAGATTACGGACATGTGGAATCGTTTAAACCCTGAAGCCAAACAGTTGTACCGGGATATGCGTAACTTCTACGACAACCGATACAAGGCATATCGTGCTTTGCTTCAGGAGCGTATTGACTCAGCGATTACAGATAAGAATAAGAAAGCTGAGATCAACGCCAAGATGCGGCAGATGTTTGAGACCAATAAAGTCACTGGTCCTTACTTTCCCTTAGCCCGTTTCGGTCAGTACTGGGTGTCATACAACGATGGCACTGAACGCTTTGTGATGTTTGAGAAGCAAGCAGAAGCAGAGCGGTTTGCTCAGGACTTAAAAGCAAAAGGCTTGAAGGATGTAAAGGCTGGCTTGAGAGAGGAATACAACCTCAATATGCCGGTACCTAACTCCATCATTAAGGAGTTGATTGACACAGTAGATAAGGCAGGTAGTCCACAAGAACTGAAGAGAGATCTGTGGATGGCTTACCTAACGATGTTGCCTGAAGTTTCCATGAGGAAACACTTCATTCCCCGTAAAGGAACACCTGGGTATAGCAATGACATCGCTAGAGTGTTTGCTGAGAATACCTTTCATGGAGCTTACAACTTAGCCCGACTGAAGTACGCACCTCAGTTTGAAAAGCAGATTGATGCGATGCGTACAAGGGTGAGTGAAGCCAATAAGAAGGGTGAAGGTAATAAACCGGGAGAGTTGTTCAACGCTTTGCTTAAGCGTCAGAACTACATCATGAACCCGACCCCCTCCAACATGATCACGGATGCTGCGGGGATCTTAGGGTTTACTTGGTTCCTTACTGCTCCCGCTTCGGCGATTACTAACCTATCCCAAAATGCCACCGTGGCTTATCCCGTTTTAGGAGCTAGGTTTGGTTTTGGTAAAGCCATGAATGAGATGCTTGCTGCATCCAGACTCTTCATGTCTTCAGGAGAAAGGAACATAGATGAACCTTTCTCTATCGTCAGGGCTTTGGAACAAAGGGTGAAAGAGTCATCGGGCGCGGAGAAGAAAGCTTTCCAAAGAGAACTGGAAGCGATGAACGCGTTAATGGATAACGGCACCTTATCCAGAACCCAAGCGATGGATCTAGCCCAGATGGCAGATAGACCCTCTATCGTTGGCACAAAGCTCAATACAACGATGAAATGGGTCGGGGCTATGTTCCATGGGGCAGAGGTTTTTAATCGCTCTACGACCGCATACGCAGCTTACAGGATGGCTTTTGAGAAGACCGGAGATCAGGACGCTGCCATTAAAGAAGCTACCCGATTAGTACGTCGGTCACACTTTGACTACTCAGCTTCTAATAAGCCACCAATCCTTCAGAATGACTTTGCCAAAGTCATCTTCATGTTTAAACAGTACGGCATCAACATGACGTACCTGTTGTTACGTGAGTCTCAAATCCTTCTGAAACATGTGGCAGCTAAGTACAAAGGAACTCCCTTAGAGAAGGAAGCTATTGAAAGAGCAAGAGAAGCTAGGGATACCCTGATTGGAACATTGGGTGTTACTGGGTTGTTCTCTGGTGTGTTTGGTTTACCCTATCCTTTGTATCTCATGACCATGGTCATAGCTAACGCACTCTTCGGGGATGAAGAGGATGAGATCTTTGACGCAGAGACAAGGTTTAAACTCTGGCTCACAGACTCACTGGGTGCTGATGCTGCTGACATTATCGCTAAGGGTCCGATCTCTTACCTCTCGGGTGCTGACTTCTCAGAAAGAGTTTCAGCGAATGGTCTTATCTTTAAAGACCTTGGACGGTTAGGTCCACGTCAAGCTGAAGAGCAAGAGCAGAAAGATGCAACGATGCAGTGGCTTGTAGAAGTGATGGGACCAATCGGTGGGTTGGCTATGAACTTCAGCAAAGGTATCGGTGCCATGCAAAGTGGGAATGTCTATCAAGGTATTGAAGGCATGGTGCCGTTACCGATAGCCAATGGTATGAAAGCTATTCGCTATGCATCGGAAGGTGTGCTCACTATGAAGGGTGATCCTATCGTTGAAGAAGTCAACGGTTATCAAACCTTCTTAAGAGCCATTGGTTATGCACCAACGGAGATAGCCCGACAGCTTGAAGAGAATACTGCGATACGTGCAGTGGAGTCCCAAGCTACCTTATCCCGCAAGCAACTCTTAAACCGATTTGCTTTGGCTATTCACACCGGGGATATGGATGCCTTAGAGGATATTGAATCAGCGATTGAGCGCTTCAATGATAAGTATGAGGGCTACGAAATCACTGGTGAAACCTTATCCCAAAGTCTAAGAGCTAGGGATGCGGCCCGGGCTGAGACTGAACACGGGCTAAGGATTAACAAGCGGATCAGGGACGTATACGAAAAAGGTTCTCGGCTAAACGATTGATGGTGACGTTTAAAGCATCTAGCTCATCCATCTTTCGTATGGCCCAAGCTTTCTTCTGTCCATGCCAGCCAAGGATAGAACCTTGGTGACAGTCTTTACATAAGGCAACACAGATGTATTGGCTACCTTGCTTGATGTGATGAGCGTCAGAGGGTGGTGGTTCGTCACATACTGAACAGGGCAGTTGCTTTACTTCGGACAGCCACGCTCTCTCTTTCGCAGTCAATTGATTCTTCATGGATAAGCTTCTTTAGTCTTTGTCTTTCTGTGTCAGGGATTTGTGCGGTGTCTAATAAGGCACTGATCCTATCCCGCTCAGACAGCATCCCAATGATTCGCATCTCAGCAGAGAAGTTCTGTAGCTGATTAAAGTTTATGGAACTTGATGTGTTGAATGGGGCAGACATAGAATTTTTGCCTCAGACTTTCGTATCGTTTGTCGGTGTACTCTCTTACTTCCCAATGATCTTTTGTATCGGCACGGATAAACATAGCGTGAATCTTATCCGCGCTCAAGAGCAGATAGAAGAAAGGTTTTGGGATAGCGTTATCAAAGGAATGCTTGGCGCAAACGATAGCGGTATTACCCATCGGCCAGTCATCTTTAGAAGTGAACTGTGTGCTTAACCCTTTAACTTCCACCCTTTCTTCCCTCTGGAACTTGACGTACAGATCACCTTGATCCAGATGGTTTAAACGGTCTTCGTAGTTCTTGGCGTAGCTGGTTGGCGGGATACGAACTGCATATCCCTTATCGCTAAACCATCGGGCTATACGCCATACATCGTCCTGACTATTCTTAAGATGCTGAAGGAACCTTTCATTGTTCCTGTCTTCTGGTCTCTGCATCTTTAATCGCAGTGACTGCAAGCTTCAACTCAACAATGGCAAAGAGCAGTTCATCCATGGACTTTTTAAAATCCTTCAGCTCTGCATAGTGGTAAGCCATACGGATATGTTGATCAGCTTTAATTAAGTATGCGGAGTAATCCATTAGTTCATCCTATCTTGTTCTTGAAGTGCAAGTGATTCAAAGATTGTTTCTCTGGTCATGTTGCATAGTCTCATGATGTCTGGCATTGATAGCGTGGATTGAATGATCAGGTTATTTGACTGGTCCAGCCCGATCAGCAAAAACTCTTGTAAATCCGGGAGCATCTCCACGCATTGCTCTACGCCTTTCAATCTCTCTTCTGACGTACCAGACTGCCTTCTCAAGATCTTGGATCTCATCGGTTCCTTCCTTTTCTCCGGCGCGCCAGATGTATTTAATCGCATTACCCAGACAGAAGTTCATGTGCTCGGTAATCTGAATGCACTCTACTCCTGATGGGTGGTTCTTGTAATGGGGCGGGTGATTAACTAAGTCCATGTTTAAACCTGATGAGGTCGGCAATGGCTGGGGAGATGGGTCTGACAATTTCTTCACAATCTTTGGCCTCTTCTTGTGCAACACGTTCGGCAAACTTTATCAACGATTCAATACGGCCAGACCATATAACTGTCTTGGCTCTCTTCTCTAACCCCGCCTCTTGGGCAAGTAGTTCAACCTGCGTTTTTTCCATCTCGTTGTTCCCTTCCTTTGATGAGTTTCTCCATGTGGTGCAGAGCATAGTCATATCCTTCGCTGAACATATCGTTCTTGCTTCGCACTGCATCTCTAAATTCTTCAATGAAATCAATCATTTGCTGACGCTCCTCGCGTACAGCTTTTCTGATCATGGCTTGTACTTGTGACTCGTCATACTGAGTGTCATCGTCATAGGATCTTGGCTTCTGGTACATGTTGTGATCGCCACTCATTGCTTTCCCCTTGCTCGGATTGCTTGCGCGGCCACCTTTGTAATGTCTGACGC